CGAAGATCGGGATGAGGATGAAGAACACATCGTCGCCAGATGCGCTCCTCCCGTACTTCGTGTGCTTGTATCTACCGCCTACTGGCATGGCTTGCCGTCCTCCTTGAAGCAGTCCCAGCCCATGCTGTGCGCTATTTGCCGTGAGTCAATGATTGTGGCTTCGCCGCCGCGTTCGTTGAATCGGTGGCAGAACGCCTCCTCGCAATACATCCGCCTCGCCTCGTCGCGCTCGGAGCGCAGACATTCAATGGTTTTCTCAAACAACTCCAATCGATCTGAGATAGCACACAGTCGATCTCCGTCACCCAGAAGGTGACCATCGATGTTGTAGTCGTTGTACGCAAGCGACCGCAAGAACTCCGAATCTGACATTCCATCTTGCTTCATGGTTAGATCTCCTCGTTCATTGGCATTTCGATCTCATGCAACCTACCGCTTTCCTTGAAGTACCGAAGCATTCCCGAAGGACCCGTGTCTCCCGTGAATCGATTCTTCAAGACCCGCAGTAGGACTTCGTTGGGGTTTTCCCCCTGTTGGTTACGCTCCAGTCCGATTACAGCGTCGGCCAGTTGTGCAATGGCGTGGCTACCACGCAACTGGGCCAGACTGGTGGTGGCTCCCTCTTCGTGACCACGGTCGCCATCAGGACGGCGTAGGTGGCTGACCACGAACAGAGACACCTGAGTCTCCTCGACAAGGGACCGCAGGGAGGTCATGGCGTTGTCGATCAGTCGCCGCTCGTCACCCTCCCCAAGACCTGACACAACGATGCTCAGGTGGTCTAGGAAGATGTACTTGCAGCCGCACGACTTGATCATGTAGCGCATCCGGGCCAACAGGTTCTCGGGGTCCACGGAGCCAAAGTGGTCAAAGAGAACCACCTTGGCAACCGTGGCCGCGAAAGCCTCCCGCTTCTGTTCCTCCGTGACCTCGCGGTCAACCCAGAAGTAGGGAGGCGTGTTCAGGTGAATGCCCATCAGGTTCCGGGCAGTACGCTTGATCGACTCTTCCAGCATCAACAGGCCGACCTTCTGTTGGGAGCGGATCAGGTGGCAGATCAGTTCACGGCACACAGAAGACTTGCCGATGCCTGTGCCGCTGGTCATCACCACCAGTTCGCCCTGCCGGATACCCAACAGTTTGTCGTTCAGTCCAGCCCACGGATACGGAACCGATTCATTTCGATCCTCAGTATTGACTGTATCCCACAGATCGGAACCAAGGACCACCCCATCAGGACGGTAAGCCTTCGCACCGTAGACCGCATCAATGACTCGCTTTCCTTCGCCATTCTGAAGTGCCTCATTGGGATCCTTGAAGCCGTTGACCGTGCCGATCTTGGCCTTGCCGGGGGTCAGCAGCATGGCACACTCACGCGCAGCCTTGCGTCCCGGCTCGTCATCATCAAACAGGATCACGACTGAGTCGAATTTTTCCAGCCACTCCAAGTTGCTTTGGAATGACTTGAGGGCTCCAGAGGCTCCCGTTGGTACAGATACCACAGGCCACTTGTTCTGGAACAGTTGGGACACCGTCAGGGCATCGACTTCGCCCTCACAGACCGTCACCATCTTGCCGCCGTCACGCCACAGGTGTTGGCCGTAGAACGGAAGGCCCTTGGCTTCCCCTAGGATCACGAAGTCCTTGGAGGGGAACCTGAGTTTCTGAGCCACCACAGTTCCATCCTTGATGTACTGGGCGACTTGGACTGGCTGACCTGAGTACTCGCCTACGCCGTAAGACCAGATCCGACAGGTGTCTTCGCTGATCCCACGCTTCTTCAGCGAGGTGAATTCGATATCAATCATGGATTCCTTTCCTTTCTTGTGTCCTTCTGAAACGGCTTGATTCTGTCCGTCTGAGGAGGCTAGTTCGTAATGCTTGCAGCCAAAGCAATAGCCGTGGCCATCGGTGTATCTTGCTAGATTGTCTTTGGACCCGCATTGCGGGCACGGTTCATGTTGGACGAACTCTGATTCGCTCCGGTTCGACATGGTGTTCTTCCCATTCCACTTCGATTCTTGGGTGATCTGAGTACCGCTTGACGGCCTCAATCTTCACGATCTGGACATCGTCAGCCCAAGCCCACTCATTGAGTGCATCAAGGATGGACTTCAGGTGGTTGTCGATGTCTCCAATAGGATACGGATTGGCTGGATTCTTGGGACGCTTGCAGTAGAACACGACCTTGACTGCTAGTGATCCCTGCACCGGACAGCCCTTGGGCTTTTTGAGGGCACCAAGGGCTGTCGTTGCAGCCTGACGAAACTTGTTGTAGGACTTGCTGTAGTAGGCAAAGCCCTTGCGTGAAACACGCGGACGGCTAGCCGGAACAGGTTCGACCCACAACACCAGTTTCATCAGAAGTCAGACTCGTCTTCCGTATCCGAAGTGGCCGTGGAATCCGACTGGGAGGAAACCACAAAGCCGTCCGTGGCCTTGAACCCATACGAGTCGAACGAATCGCCGGGGGTGTACTCCTTGAGATCAAGGATCTGCACCGCCTTCATCCGCAGGCTAACACCAGCACCTACCATGGCCGTGAAGTACGGGATCAGTTCAAACGAGACACGAATCGTTGAACCGCTGCCGACATTGGGCGGGTTCTGGAGCGGGTTGCCCTGAGCGTCGAACAGCATGGGCTTCTGTGCCCACGAACGCTCTTCGTTTCCGGCCTTGGCCTTCAACTTGAACTTGATCCGCAGACCGCCGTCCTCGTTCTCCTTGATTGGGAGTTCGGCCCGCTTCAACTTCTTGCCACCACGCTTCTCGCACTCGGCCTTGTAGGCTTCGTCCGCAGCCTTGCGGATCGCCGCCACAAACTCGTTGGTGGGCTTGCCATCGGTCAGGTCGAGGTCCACGCTGTACACGCCGTCCTTGTCGAACTTGGTGTCCGGGGTGTTCAGGCGGGGGTACACAGCGGTACCGATGGGGCTGGTGAACTTGATGAACTTACGCTTCTGCATTTGGAGAGTCTCCTTTGTCTAGACCCTAGACACTTCAGTTGAAGTAGTATTCGGAGTCCAGTACCTTCGTGATGTCCAAGGAACCATACCTTGGCACTTCAGGTACTATAGCAGAACCCGGTAGTTGTGTCAAGACCCCCTGATGGAACTCGGCAAGCAGGTCCCGGGAGAACAACTCAACGGTAGCCTCGCGGACACTCCGGGACATGGTCTTGTAGTCTGCCCCAAGGCACAGGATCTGATCGTGGACGGTTCCAATGGAGGATACCCCTCGACCCCGGGCCATGTTCACGGTGTGTCCCAGAAGCCCGCCAAAGCCGTCCAGCGAGTGGATCAGGTTGGCGGGTCCACCATTCATGGCCTTGCGCTTGGACTGGCGACCGTTCTCCTGTCGCAGCGAAAGAACCTTGGCCTTGGCTCCGATGCGGGTCGATACGGTCACGGTGTCATAGTTCTCGTACCGCATCTTCACAGGGAAGCCGATGGGAGTCACCCACCATGGAGTCACATCGTGGTCGATCAGGACAGCCATGCAGCCCCGAATAAAATCCATACCTCGCTGGGCAGAACCAACGACATCACCGATGGATTCCCAGACGATCTTGCCCAGATAAGCGATGGGCTTATAGGTTTCCAGACCGAATGGGTTGTCCACCTTACGCAGGCGATCCTCGACCCATTCACGGGTGTAGCCGATGCATGAGTGCAGCGTGAGCCCATAGGGCAGGGTCATGGTCTGCCGCTTGGTGGTCGTTCGGTCGATCCCCAGTCGCAGCAACTGCTGATCCAGTTCGGTGTTGCTGGCCTGTAGACGAGCAATCACAGCCCGGGCCACAGCCTCGTAGGGATCGCTTGGCTTCGCACTTGGAAGAACATTGGTAGCAGTCGCAGCCACAGGATCCCGCAGTAGCATCGAATAGATCTGCAAGCCCTGTGTGGTGGCATCCATGCCAATCGGAAGGGTGCTGACGAACTTGGATCCTTGGTTCCACAGGCCAGCCAACTCTCGACAAGCCATCACGAAATGGAACGGTTCGTCAGCCTGAATCCAAGTTCGATTGGACCAAGGGTCGGTACCGATGGCAATGATGTCTTTACGGGCTCGTTCTACCCAATCAATCCGTACTGCCGTGGTTTCCTTGTCGATGCCCCACTTGTTGGCTGCGTGAATATACAGAGCCTTGACTGCATCATCGGTGTCCAGAGGCTTGCCGTTGGCGAACCGGAGCATGGCCTTGGAGTAGGACACCGACTGGGGATGCAGGAACAGCGGGAGCGGGTAACCACGGCCCCTGAAGTCCAGTTGGTGTGGGAAGAAGATGTGTCGATGCTCGGCCATCTTGTCGGCCACGAACAATGACTTGAGAGTCAACAGACGCTGCGACTCGTAGGACTCATTCAAGAAGTGGATCTTGGCCGCAGCCTTGCGCCATGATCGACGGGCCTCTTGGTTGGTATCGATATCGACTGGTCTAGTAGGCAGTTCCTCGTCGCGGCTTGGGGGCAGACCATCGATGGTCAAGCCTTCCTTCCAGCACTCGCGAACCAGTTCAAGACACTCAGAGTCAACCACCCATGCGGTGTTCTGAACTGTGTTGACTGCGTCGTACACATCTGATGACAGCGAAGTCGCCAGCGATTCCTGATAGGACCGACTGCGGGACTTGACGAGCGGCCTCGGCTTCCACTCAAAGGATGCATAGCCACCGATCCACGGATTGGTCCAGTCAACCGGACGCTCAATCGTGGGCAGGAACATCGGCTCAAGACCTTCGTGGTATTCGTGGCACTTCTTGATCCACTCACGGATGTCCTTGGAGGGCTGAACGATGCAGTACCTACGGCCCCGGGCGTTCAACTTGGTCAGGATCTCAATGATCCCGGTGTGCGTAGCCAGCATCTCCACCAGCAATAGACCAACCGACAACGCATCAGCCTTGGCCCACCGTTGGGTCACAAGGTTGACGGCCTTGGCGGCTTCACGGGCGAACCGACGCTTGAACTTCTGACCCACACTCTTGAAGGTCTTCTTCTGGATGTCTTTCAGAAAGTTGGGGTCGTTTTCAGCCAAGTCCTGCAACAGGATCTCGTCTTCAATAGCGCGACCGACAGCGATGCAAGTCGAAGTCAGCATCCGTTCTTGACTGAGCGCGTCGATGACTACCTTGGAGGCGATGACTGCCGACTTCTCCTCGGGGAGTTTCGACAGGAACTGATGACAGCGGTGCTTTCGGCCAGCCTTGGAGCCAGCCTTTGCAAGCCACAGGGCCAACGCCTTGGTCAGTTCGGTGGTGCAGCGGTTTAGCATCATCCGACCGGGGATGGTGTTGCTCTCGGCGGCAATCGTGGTCGCCTTGGCAGACCTGTTGCGGTATCGCTGCTTGCCCAGTTCAACCATTTCCTTGTCGAGTTTTCCTTGTCGCATCGTGTCTAGAGTCTAGACAATATCGGGGCAAAAGAAAACCCCCGGCATCTCCAATGAGACACCGGGGGCCGAAAGGAAAGGAGAACCCGGCGAACCGGGCCTCCTTGGATTATACCGCAGCCAACTCGTAGTGGTCCTTGAGTTCGCGCTCAAAGCCCAACAAGCGGCTCGGG